TCGTAGGAGGTAACCACGATCTCTGGTCTGGTGCAGGTGATCCTATTACATACATGAAATCGGAACATACAATATATGAGCCTTGGGATGCAAGAATATGTCTTGAGTTTCCTAATGGAAGACAATGTAAAATTTACACGGCTCATGATATGCCAGGTCATTCACAATGGAATCCACTTCATGCTCAAATGAAAAAAGCTAAGTGGCAAAGTGATGCTGATTTATATATATCAGGGCATAAACATAATTGGGCATTAGCACAACACGAGTTGTATGATGGAAAAGTTCATTGGTTAGCTCGTGCTCGTGGATATAAATTTTTTGATGATTATGCAAGAAATCTTGGATTAGACGAACAAGTTAATGGTCAAGCTATTATGCAGGTAATTGATCCGTTTGCAGAAGGCACTAGCTTTACACATTGTTTTTCTGATATACAATATGGAAAAGAATTTCTTATGTTTCTTTTAGACAAATATTCTGATAAAAAGGATAAATAAGATAAATTAAATAGGTATTAAATGGCAACTTCAGGAACTTCGACATTCAATTTAGACATAGGGGAGATTTGCGAGGAAGCATTTGAGAGAGCAGGATTAGAGATGCGTACAGGTTACGATCTTAGAACTGCTAGACGATCTTTAAATTTACTTTGTTTGGAATGGCAAAATAGAGGAATTAACCTTTGGACAGTACAAAAAGGTGAAATTACTATTGTTGCAGGAACTGCTAAATACGATATAGAAACAGACGCTGTAGGTTTAATAGAACAATTTATTAGAACAAACGAAGGTAACTCTACTTCTCAAACAGATATGCCTGTTACTAGAATTAGTAATTCTACTTACTCAGGAATACCAAACAAACTAACAACAGGAAAGCCTATTCAAGTTTGGATTAACAGACAAAGAGAAAGACCTGAAGTTAATTTCTGGCCAGTACCTGACTCTGCTGAACCTTATAAATTTGTATACTATTATTTGAGAAGAATACAAGATATGGGAGATGTAGCAAGTTTAGATGCTGATGTTCCTGTTAGATTTCTTCCTGCTTTAGTTGCAGGTTTAGCTTTGCATATAGCAATTAAAAGACCTGAATCAAAAGAAAGAGTAGTATTGTTAAAAGAATATTATGAAGAACAATTTCAATTAGCTGCTGAAGAAGATAGAGTAAAAGCAACTGTTCAATTTGTTCCTTATAGCTACAGTTATGGTCAGTAAATGGTTAAGTATGCAACAGGAAAATATGCTTTTGGATTTTGTGACAGAACAGGATTTCGTTATCCTTTAAAAGATCTAAAAAGAGAATTTGTGGGAGGTAACCCTACAGGATTTTTAGTAGGTAAAGATGTTTGGGATAAAGATGCGGCTCAAAACTTTCAGGGAAGATATGTGTTTCAAGATGCACAAGCATTGCCTTACGCAAGACCTGATCAAAATTTAGATGAAAGTAGAAGACTTTTTTCTTTTGATCCTGTTGGAAATGGTAATGGTGGTGGTGGAGGAAATTTAATAATAACTACCGATGTTGGTAGTGTTACAGTAATAACGAGCTAAATTATGTCATACACCTATACCACATTAGTACAAGCAATTAAAGATTATACTAATACAGATGAAACTACATTTAATAATAATATAAATAATTTTATAGTTAGTGCAGAAGATAGAATACTTAGAACTTGTCAGTTACCTAATTTTAGAAAAAATGTAGAAGGTCAAATGTCAGCAGGTACTCAATATCTTTCTACACCTTCTGATTTTTTAGCACCTTTTTCTTTATCTGTTACAAGTAATAGTAAACAATCTTTTTTATTATTAAAAGAAGTAGCTTTTTTAAGAGAAGCATATCCTAACGCTTCTACTCAAGGTGAGCCTAAATATTATGCATTATTTGATAATGATACTTTTATGTTAGCTCCTACACCTACAAATGGGTATACAACTGAGTTACATTATTTTTATAATCCTCCGTCTATTACAGAATCTTCTAATGGACAAACATGGTTAGGAACAAATGCACCTGAATGTTTACTTTATGGTTCTTTAGTTCAAGCAAATTTATTTTTAAAAGGTCAACCTGAAATGCAAGCAGAGTATGAAAAACAATATCAAGAAGCTCTTGCTAGATTAAGAAACGAATCAGCAGGAAAAGATATGCAAGATAGTTATAGATTTGGTCAACCAAGGCAAATAGTTCAGTAAAGGAAATATATTATGAGTGACATAGGATTATCTGTAGGCAGTGTAATTGTTTCAACAACTGAAAATTCAGGACACTCAGCAGAGTATTGGGCAGAACAAGCAACTAATAGAATTATACAATATTCAGATAATATTGATCCTGTCTTGCAACAACAGGCAAAAGAGTTTAAAAATAGTATTTACAGTGTTGTATTAGATTATATGAAAAAAGCTGTTCAATCAGATAGAAGTACATTAATATACACATTAGAAAAAGAAGGTCACAAATGTGGCTCAGACATAATTAGGAGATTATAATGGCGATAACGCAAGCAATGACTACTTCTTTTAAGCAACAGCTTTTAGAAGGAGGTCACAATTTTAAAACTTCTGGTGCAGGTGGTAATACATTTAAAATTGCTTTATACACAAATGCGGCAAGTTTAGACGCAAGTAGCACTGTGTTTACAACCTCTAACGAAGCTAGTGGAACTAATTATGTATCAGGTGGAAAAGTATTAACTAATGCAACACCTGCTACTTCAGGCACTACAGCTTTTTGTGATTTTAGTGATGTTACTTGGTCAGCTAGTTCTATTACTGCAAGAGGAGCACTTATTTATAATACAAATCTTTCAAATGCGGCTGTTGCTGTTTTAGATTTTGGTGCTGATAAAACATCTACAAGTGGTGATTTTACAGTTCAGTTTCCAACTGCTGATGCAACAAATGCTATAATAAGGCTTGCATAAATGCCTCACTTTAGTCTTGAAATAGCAGATAGAGTAAAAGAAACTACTACTACAACAGGCACAGGAACTGTGACTCTTGCAGGTGCTAAAGATGGATTTCAAACTTTTGCTGTTATAGGAAATGGTGGTAGAACTCAGTACGCTATTGTAGACTCAAACAATTATACTTGGGAAGTAGGAATAGGAACTTACACAACTAGTGGAACTACTCTTAGTAGAGATTTTGTTTTTGAATCTTCTAATTCAAATAATTTAGTAAATTTTGGTTCAGGTGAAAAAGATGTTTTTGTAACATTACCAGCTGAAAAAGCAGGTGTTTTATCTGCTGTTGATATATCTTCTGCTTCAGGAACTATTGCAGGCGATCAAAAAATTATACCTGAAACAACAGGAGGTTTTACATTAGGAGCAGTTTGGTTAGGAAAAAACGGAACAGAAATAGTTGGAAATGGTCAAGTAACTGTTTTTGATAATGCTACATGGACAATAACAGAAACAGCTTATTCAAATGAAATATGTCCTTTTCAAACAACAGCAACACTTACTGGTTCATCTGTTTCTTTAGGTGAACTAAATGTAACAGGAACTTTAACAATACCTGATTCATTAGAAGTTATTGACGCAGTACAACACGCTGTATTAAACTTAGGTGAAACAATCACCTTAAATACTTAGGAGAATAGTATGTCTAAACTTGTAGTAAATCAAATTCAATACAGTGGAGGAGCAACATACACTTTACCTACAGCTAATCCATCAGCTAATGATCAATTAAAAACAGATGGTTCAGGTGCATTAGGATGGACTAATTCTTTATCAGGAATAAAGAATGCTAGTACTGGTCAAGTAACAAATATGCCTGCTCAAGCAGGAAGTAGTGGACAGGTATTACAAAGTAATGGAGCAGGAACACTTACATATGGCAGTCCACCAAGCAATCCTATGAAAGTTGGATCAACTTATGGTTATTATTTAGCAGATAGATATGAAGTTCTTACTGATGGTACTTCACAAAACTTTTTAATGTCAGCAGGAGGTAGTGGTCAACCTGGTAGTGCTACTCCTTTTGGAACTAATACTGATTATCCTATTGGTTATTATTTTACATGGGTTGGCTTGGGTATTACTAGCACAGCAACTTACAGAATACAGGCTCAAAATCAAGCAGGAAATGATATGGGGGGAAGTTATGCTCAGAATGTATATTACAATGGAATATATAATCAAAATCAAGGTTTAGGAAATACAAGTACTTCCTATAATAGTTATATAAATTTAAATTATACAGCTTTACAAAATTCATGGGGAAGTAGCACTATACAGTTTACTGATAGTGGTAGTACAACTAGATATGGTAAAGCATCATTAGGAGAAATGTGGATTTTTCCTGGTATATCTTATCCACAATATAACTATTGGATGAACTATTCTAATAGTAACAATAATGCTTACAAAACAACACAGCTTCATATGTGGATGCAAAATATGATGCAAGGCAGTGGTCAAGGTTACGAATATTTTACTGACCTACCATGGCAGTTTGAATGGCAACTTCCTGGTGGTCAAAATTGGAACGAAGGAGTCTGTGAGCTTTATGTTCTTATGTCAGATAATGGGTCATATCCAGGTTAATTTAAAAGGAATATAATATGAGTAGAGTAGTAGTAAATCAATTACAACATAACACAGGAGGTTCTGCTCCTGCTATAACTTGGTTCACAGCAGACGGAAGTAGTGGTCAAAAAGTAAAATCAACAGATACAGCAGGAACTTTAGCTTTTACATCTGATCTTTTGCCTGTGAAAACTCAAGATGGAAATACAACTATGTCATTTCCTAATTCATTATCTGCAAATCAACAGACTTTTGTGACTAATGGTTCAGGTGTTCTTACTGCACAATCAGCTAGTAATCCTTTTACTATAAATAGTCAACAAGGTGTAAGACTTTGTGATAGGGTAGATTTAACAACAAGTTCTCCTGCTAGTACTCTTAATTTATTAGTTCCATCAGAATATACAACTACAGGATCAAATGTTATTGGTTTTGATTTAAGATTTTATGGTCTTAGAATGGCTAATTCTGGTAGTAGTAGTGGTGAAAAAATTCATATAACTATAATTAGTCAAAATGGAGCAACTCAAGGAAGTGGGGGAAGTTCTTATAATGTATCTAAAAGATATAATCTGCAATCAAGTGGAACTAACGATACTTACCTTATTCAAACAGGAACTAGATTTAGACTTAACAATAATACTGACACATATAATAATCAGAGCTGGCCAGTAACATCTATATTTGCTAATAGTACTGCAAATAACACTAACAGAGGTATTGAAGGTGCTTACTATGGTCAATTTAAAATGTATAATGCATATCTTAACAAGCAAGGTCAAAGTCGAATGAACTATACTTCTGGCAGTTCTTTTAATGACAATTACGAAGAATATACAGCTTTTCAAAACTATGTAGATAATAGTCCTGGTCATGCAATGGGTTTACAATTAGGAAATGGATCAAGTTTTAATTTTTGTGATGGTTTAGTAGAATTGTATGCTCACTTTAAAAATGGAGTAGTAACCTAATGGGAAAAATAGTAGTAAAAAAAGTACAGTCTCAAAACAGCACAGTAGCTTTTCAGCTACCTGCAACAGATGGCTCTGCTAATCAAATAATGAAAACAGATGGCTCTGCAAATTTAGGTTGGACAGAACAAAATACTTTTAAAAGTGCAGATGGATCATCTCTTGAATATATTCCTCCAACAAATGCAGCAAGTGGAAATTTAGTTAATAATAATACTTCATCACCTATACAATTAGCTTATGCGTCAGGTGGAAATCCAATGAATTCACCTGATGGTAATCATCAAGGATGGAGAATTTTTGATAAATATAATTTTAATAATGGTGGAGATAATCCTGGATATGCAAATGCTGTTAATTTAATTTGTCCTACAAGTTATACAACAACAGCATCTAATATCATAGCTATGAGACTTGAGTTTTACGGAGTAAGTATTAACAACAACAGCAAGACACCAATTCCTCATTGCAGACCTATAGATCAAGCAGGAAATTTTGTTGCTAACACTCAATCTACTTCAGGAAATGCTGTTAGTTGGTTTATTCCTGGTCAAGGATCAGGTGCAAAATTCTTTAATCCATCAACTAGTGATACTAACAGTAAAGGTTTCGCACAAGGCACTAACTCTAATAGATCAGGAACTCTTGGAATGACTGATTACACAAGTAGTAGCTCTAAAAAAAGTTATTCTTCATATAATTATAGAGGTGGTGGTCTAATGTTACAAATGAATTGGTATAATGCTTACGCATATCCTGCCGCAATAGGTCATCATACAGGTGCTTATTCGATGAGTAATAGTAATAACGGATGGAATCTTACAACAATGAGAAATTATGGTGACTATAGTTTCCATAATTCTACAGCTCAACACGCTATGGGTTTTAGTGTAAGAGACGATGGAGGAAATAGTCTTAACAATGGTTGTATAGTTCTTTCAGGATTCTTTAAAGATGGTGTTGTAAGTTAATGGTGAATGAAATAAAATCTTCTGATAGCGATTTAACTTTATCTTCTGCCGCTACAAAAGATGTTAAAATTAAATCAAGAAATGTAACTTACACAATGCCAACTGCTGACGGCACTAATGGTCAAAGTCTTACAACAAATGGCAGTGGAACATTAACTTGGGCAAGTTCTGTAGCAGACGATTCTAGAATATTCTGTGGAGCTGTAGACTTTTTAAGGGATAGTGGTGTTGGCACAAGTGTAATTCTTTCTAAACCTGCTAGCTTAACCGCAAGTGAAATTAGAGCCTACGAAATACATTTTTATGGTGTGGGTATAACTAATGATACAAGTTATAATGTAAGATTTAAACCTTATAAAAGTGGTTCAAGTGTAATGACAGGAAACAATTTTACAGGTATTGCTACAGGTAATTACAATGGAACTCAGTATCAAACAGCAGCTGACAATTTTAGTTCTTATTTGTCTTTTAGAATGTATGGTGCAAATTATCCTTACAGAAACCCTGCTGCTCCAATACAAAACTATAGTGGAACAGATGGTTATAGTGGTAAATTTACTGGAAAAGTAGTTTACGAAAATAATCTTAAACACGCAGCTTATAGCTATCAAGCAAGTGTGAGAACAGGGGGAAGTGGAAATTATATGAATAATGAAATGGGTTCTTTTAGTGCGGCTGGTTCTGCAACAACAACTGATTACGCAGAACAATTTTATTTTTATACTAGTTCAGGAACTTACGAAGAAGGCATAATAGCTTTATACGCAATTAAGAAATAAGGAGAAAACATGGCAAAAGAAAATGTATATGATGCAA